AATTGTTAAACGAATTAGCAGTCCCTAACAAACCTATCAACAAGTTTGAGCCTGTAGAAGGAAAGAGATCAAGAATGATAGGAACTGACAACTTACGAGATCGGCGCTTTGATCAAGAGTCTAAGGAAAATTCTTCTGCTCCACCTAATATTATTGGTCAGATTAAAATACAGGAAAATTCCACCCCTTCACACAGTTTCAAAGATGATTCTGATTCAGAAATGGAGAACTGATTATGGCTGTTAGACGTGTCTACATTGTTAATAAGTCATCGCATGATTTTAAGCCAGCAGAGGCTTATGGAGAAATTATTTTTCTCAGTGAAGGCCCAATGCAACGCTATGCAGTTAACTCTATGTACAGACAGTTTTCTGAAGCTATGAGTTTATCAGAAGAGAATGATTACATAGTTCTATGTAGTCTAAATGTTATGAATTCTATAGCCTGTGCCATTTTTGCTCACAAGCATAGCAGACTAAATCTTTTATTATTTAAAAATGGTTTATATATAGAGAGGAATTTAGTATTATGAAATCTATATATAAATAAAAAGTTCGTTTAATAATTAAACGAACTAATAAACCAACCAAACAAATGAAAGGAGAAAAAGCTAATGGTTACTAGAGGAGATGAATTAGTAGCATGGAAGAAACTAAAAGAGACTTTTCCTTATAATTATGTTACTATGGAGCTGGAGTATGAGCAGAATAGATTAAATGAAGAACAAATAAATTATATTGTCTATGTGGATACAACAAGTTCTTATTTAAGTGATAAGCAGCCTACTCCAATGAAAGCAGTAAATAATATAATTGAAATAGTAAAAGAAGAAGGGAGGAGAAATGTATAAACTAGCTAATATGATAGCAGATATTGACAATGATACATCTAAAGATGCAGCCCTCCAACGGTGGACTGTTGGATATATAACTTCACCAATTAATGGTGCTTTGTGGCTTCCCAGAGATGTAAAGCTCCCATGTAAAATCACTATTAAGTTTTTTAACAAACCTACATCTTCAAACAGAATTCAAATCGGAGGAACTAAATGATCTTTCCTATATCTTCTCACCCTTCGTGGGACATTAAAGACAGTTCAAAACTCGACGACTACCTCCGCTGTCCTCGTTATTACTTCTACCACTACATACTTGGATGGTCTCTTGATATGCCAGAACATGATCTAGTCTTCGGTGATGCCTTTCATCATGCCAGAGAACACCAGCTCCTTTTCGGCTACAATGAAATAGAAGGGGCTTTTGATGCATTTTTAGCTGTCTACCGTAAGGAGTTTCCACCTGAGACTGATAGTCTTTATCTTCCTAAAACTCCAACTGCCGTAATGCATGCTATCATGCAGTTTGCCAGTGAATATTCTCGTGACTTAATTGACAATGAGGTTGTTGAACTTGACGGAATTAAGATGACTGAAATAGCTGGAACTGTCCCAGTTGATGAAAAACGTGTGCTCCACTATCGAATGGATTCTATCATAAGACGTAAAGAAGATGGGATGATCTTTTCAATGGATCATAAAACAACCTCTGGTAAGTGGATTCACGATACTCGTTGGGATAGGGATTTATTTTTATCAATTCAGAATGGTACCTATACCCATTGCCTCTACTGCATGTTCCCTGTTGATAAGGTCCTCGGTGTCGAGTTTGATAAGACTGGATTTGAATACCTTAAGAAAAGTAGTGGTAATCGTTCGGCTGGCTACCATGCAACAACTAGACGTATTCCTGCATTTAAATCACCTGAGCAGATGAATACCTGGCTTTGGCTAATTAATACACTATTAGATGAAATTGAAAGAGACATGGATCGTCTAACACATTGTACTGAAGGAGATGAAGTCTTCATGGCCTTCCGTCAGAATCCTAAAGCCTGTTCTGATTACAGAGGTTGTGAGTTTCATGACTATTGTTTAGCCTGGCAGAACCCTCTTCGTCGATGCTATGAACCTCCATTAGGATATGTTCAAAAGTTCTGGGATCCTTCGACAAGAGAAGCAACTGTAAAGAAAGACTTAACTTTTCAAATTTGAGATCGTTTAACAATTAAACAATCTCAATATAAAAGGAGGTAATTGATGACTTACGATGCTGCTGCAGAACTCACACGAGTTAAGAAATATTATGCTGGAGATCCATTACAAAAGCGCTTCAGCGCATTAGTATGTGGAGAAACTAATGCAGGTAAAACTTTTTTATTACGAACTGCACGACTACCTGTTCATATAGATTCATTCGATCCAGGCGGGACTAAAGGTCTTCGTGATATGATAGCCTCAGGCGATGTAGTTGTTGATACACGCTATGAAAACGATGACCCTTTCAATCCTAAAGCATATGCAGATTGGAAGAAGGCAACAGATATTAGATTTCAAATAGGTTATTACAACCAGTTTGGAACCTACTGCCTTGATTCTGCAACTACTTTTGGCATATCAATAATGAACTATGAACTCGCCGCAAAAGGCCGTGCTGGCGAAGCACCTCAAATGCGTATTGACTATCAACCACAAAAAACTGAGATGATTAATTATTTCCGTAAGTTAATGAACCTCCCTTGTGATTTTATTCTCACTGGACATCTTAGAGAAATAAGAAAGGTTCTTTCAGTTGACACAAAGACTGGTGTAGCTAGAGAGGAAATCAAGTTTCGATTCTATACCACAGGTCAAGCTGTTGTAACTATCCCTCTCTTATTCGATGAGATCTATGTTATAATTGGGAAGAATAATAGGGAGGGTGTTAAACGTGAAATGCTTATTGACTCATTAGGTGAGTATGTAGCCCGCTCACGCTTAAAATCAAAGGGACTTCTTAATGCTATTGAACCACCTGATCTTAAAGCATTATTGAGAAAGGCAGGATTCGATCCTCAAGATAAACCAAAACTAATAAACAAAGTAACTCAATTATCATAATTTTAAGGAGGTTATAAAAAAATTTTTTCTGGTCCAGTTTTAAGCGGCTGTATTAGTAACTAACAACTAACAATTAACAAAAAATTTAAGGAGGAAACAAAATGTCATTAACAGATTACAGTAAACTTGAAGAGGAGATTAAAAATGCTCCCGAACCAACTACTCTCAAGAAAGGAACAGAAGTAAAAGCTCGTATTATTGCTGTGCGTACTGGAGTTGTGGAAAAGGAAGAGAGTGCTTACGTTGGCGTATCTTATTTCTCAGTAACTTTCGATGCTCCTGATGAGCCAATTGTTAAAGAGTTTAATGATTTTTTCTGGGATCTTGTAGATATTGACAAGATTAAGAAAGTGTCTGAGAAAACAGCTTTCGGTGCAATAAGGCATTTCCGTAACTTTGCTGGATCTTTCGGCCTCGACTACAGTCGTCCTTTTGATTTAGAAGAAGATTTGTTTGGAAAGGAAGGTTGGATCATTGTTGGAATTAAAAAGTCTGACGAGTATGGAGAGCAAAATACAGTGCAGAAATATCTTTCTTCAAAGGCTGGAAATAGTTCTAGCTCATACAATGCTATAGACGGGGATCCATTTTAAGATCATTTAATTGTTAAATGAACAATCTAATTAATGAAAGGAGACCGACGCATTCAGCCGGTCTTCTTTCGAAAAACAAAAGAGAGGAAAAAAAAGATGACAAATGAAGATTTTGCAATAGAAGTTGATAAATCAGTCTCTCGTAGTAAATCTATTTTAATTAAAAAGGGAGTTGAATATTCTCAAGACAATGATCGTCTTGGACAGTTTTATCGTGCAGGTTCTGTACAAGGCATTCATCCTACTCAAGCCTTAATGGGAATGGCAATGAAGCACGTTACATCTCTTGCTGATATGGTAAAGAATCCATCAGCTTATTCGTTGAAGAAGTTCGACGAAAAGATAGCTGACCTTCGTAACTACACAATTTTACTTGATGCTTTGTTGAGAGACATGGATATTGAATAGATGAAAAATTCCCAAGACGCTAAAAGTCGTCTTGGGAATTTACTACTCAAAGAAAAGATCTATGTAATGATCTTTAGCGAAGCCATTAGCGAAGCCAAAGGAAGTTTTTATGTCTAATAATTGGGATAAGTATTTTCATAATATCTGTATAGAAGTAGCTAGTAAATCTTCATGTCTATCTCGACATATAGGAGCTATATTAGTAAAAGAAAATAATATAGTATCTACTGGCTATAACTCTCCACCAAGAGATGTCCCTCATTGTGGACATGATAGATTTATGAAAGATGTTGAACTACGGTCAGTTGTTGAACAGATACTCTCTAGTATAGACTTAGTTAGATTTGGAGAAGAGTGTCCTCGTAAAATTCTAGGTTATGCATCAGGCATTCATATGGAACTTTGTCCAGCTCAGCATGCTGAAATCAATGCGATAATAGATGCTGCTCGAAAGGGTGTATCAACAATAGGTACAACCCTCTACATGAACTGTATCATTCCCTGTAAATCCTGCTTTGGAGCGTTAATTAATAGTGGAATAGTAGAAATTGTAGTAGATGATATAAAGGTATATGATAAAGCTACGCAATTCTTAATTAGTGAATCTGAAATAAGTATAAGAAAATTTGAAATATGAGGTGCAAGTTATGAGTTCAACTAATAGAGGAGGTCAAAGACATATAAGTGATTATTATATAACTCCACCCTACGAGGTAAGTCACTTTCTTAGAAATCTAAAGCTGGTAATTCCAGATATCTTAAACAATAAGATATCAATTCTTGACCCTTGTGCAGGTGGAGATGAGTACAATGAAATGAGTTATCCATTATCTCTGCAATTAGAAGGTATTAAGCCAGAGCAAATTACTACAGTGGACAGTAGACTTGATAGCAGAGCCAGTATAAAAGAAAACTATCTAAGCTATACTCCAGGGCGTATGTTTGATCTCATTATCACTAATCCTCCATTTGATTTGGCTATAAAGATAATAACAAAAGCTATGACTGAAGTTGTAAATGGAGGCTATGTGATAATGTTGCTGAGGTTAAACTTCTTTGGATCGATTGCAAGATTTCAATTCTGGCAAGACAATATGCCTAAGTATACGTTTGTCCATCATAGGAGAATATCCTTTACTGGAGGAACAACTGATAGTATCGAGTACATGCACGCAGTGTGGCAGATAGGTTACAAGAATGAGTTTACTAAATTAAAAATTATTTAGAGAAT